ATTCCAACGGAAGTATGGTGTTATTTGTCTTAACTAATTTTCTTTTCTGAATTATATTTTATATTATAGGTTATGGCAGATTTCAGTAAGCAGTATTGTGAACGATACGATTCCGATTTACCTTGGGATTTTGATATTGAAAAAGAGTTTGAGGAAATGCCCTTCAGTAGTTTCCGAGCAATTATTTGTGAAGGATTTGGATTCTTTGGATTACACAAAGATGTAGATGGAGGAAGGTTTTGTTTGTTTGGTGAACAATGGGCGCATATTCCTTATGAAGAAATTACAGATACGACACACCTTGAATATAAATAGATATGAATAAGATTGTAGAAATTTTTAAAGCATGGGGTATAGCATTTAACCCCGATGATGCTCAAGCGAAACTTGCGGGTGAGCGATTATCAATATGTAACGAATGTGAATATATGTCAGATAATCACATCAGACGATGCACCGTGTGTGGGTGTGCCTTGAAAGCGAAAATATATTCTCCTGTTAAGGGAGCATGCCCGAAAGGTAAGTGGGATGAAGTAGATAATAAACATCTATAAAATTATGCCAAAAAAGAAACAAGTAGAATCTCCAAAAGATTTACTATCAGAGTTATCATTTGATGGATGTAAGTTGGTTGTGTATAACGATAGTCATAATACATTTGATTGGGTTATTAAAACTTTTATAGAGGTACTTAACCACAACTTTTATCAAGCGGAACAATGTGCGATGTTAATACACAGCAATGGTAAGTGTACGGTTAAGAATGGTGATTACGATGTATTGAAACCATTGAAAGAACAAATAATAGAACGAGGACTTAAATCTGAAATTGAATACTAAGTTATGGGGATTTCTAATTCAAAAGTAAAAAGAATCGTTAGGGAATTGGGTGAATTACAAAACACAAAAATAACCAAACGAAAGTACGAAGAAAAGTTAGGTAGGGGTTCTAACATATCTCAGTATCGTAGGGCGAGAGCAACCGAAACCGCGGTTGATTGGGGTGAACCCGATAGTTCAAACCAATGGTACAAACCTGTAGAACATGATGAGTTTCCTTATGTAACTTATTTATTGGATACAACAGGTAGGGCGGCTACACATCACTTTAGATTAGCTGGAAATGGTACGAGTGAACTTTGTCATTATCCCGAAGATATTCCTGTTATTCTAAAAAAGTATAACTTTCATTTATTGCATTCTATTGAATTCTTTGATATGGATGAACGAATGATTATTAGTAAGGATATCTATGAGATGAGTAACGATAAAGGTAAATTGTTACTTACCATAGGTGGTATACCGCATCCTTCCATTAATCAAAAGGTTAGGAAGGATTCCCGAATATCTTTATCGGTTGTTTCCAACATAGATGTAAAGATGTATAATGATGTGGTTGAACATATCATATCAACTTATCATAAACCAAAGATAGAATCTAATAATGTTAACCTTGTCATCCGAGCGGGTGCGGGATACGATACCGAGCAGTTCACTCTTCCTAAACAGAAGATTGATATTGCTATGAACTATGGTAAAGAGTTTGTTCCTATCCATAAGAGAATTGTTGATTCATTAAATGAACCTAATGGTAAGGGATTGGTATTATTGCATGGTGATCCTGGTACAGGAAAGACACATTATCTAAAACATCTTGCGAGTAAAATAAAGGATAAACGAGTCCTTTTCATTCCTCCATATCTTGCCGACTTTATCACATCACCTGAGATGACACCTTTCCTAATTGATAACGCAAATTCGGTTTTGTTTATTGAAGATGCCGAAAGAGTTATCACAGATAGAAACGAGAATGGTAGTACAGGTGTATCAAACATTCTTAATATCACGGATGGTATTCTTTCCGATATCCTAAAGATTCAGATTGTTGCCACCTTCAATATGGATAGGAAAAAGATAGACCCGGCACTACTTCGTAAAGGTAGATTAATTGCTGAGCATAAGTTTGAGGCGTTATCGGTTGAGGAAAGTAATACGATGTTGAAACATTTGGAGATAGACCATGTTGCAACTGAACCAATGACCCTTACACAAATCTATAATTTCAAAGACCCACACTATGTATCAGAAGAATCTGTTTCACATAGAAAGATAGGATTTGGAGCTAGATAATTTTCCATTCTCCGATAGGATAGTATTTATTCTTAGATAAGAATAATTGATGTTAGAAGTCGTAACCATATCTTCTCCCAACAGAAATAAATATCCTAACAACTTTGTCAACATAACGGTTGATAACGATTTGAGTGATGGTAAAACGATTGTAATTCCGAATACATACTTTCCATATATCTTTGAATTTGCTAACTTAGCAGAAGCAGAGGGTAAACGATATATCTCTAGTTGGTTAAGAGATAAATTGGAATCGGAGTATTCAACTCCTTTAGGTAAAGTTTTATTTACTCTTGAAAAAGAATTATCAGTTTTCCCATACATTACCTTGGATTATCAATCATTGATAAATCAAATCAATATAGAAAGGAATAACACTACAGAAAATTTAAGGGGAGAAACGGTAACTGAATTTGAATTCTATGGTGCAGAATTACCCGAATCGGATTCTGTAACACCTGAGTATATTTTAACATGGTTAGATGCTCCAACCAAAGATGCAACGGGAATTCCCATACCGGATATGCCACATCTATTGGATTACACTTATTTTCCCGTAAAAGAAATAATTGTAGAAGGTCGTAATGTAAACAAATTAGATTTCTTTGAAAACGAATACATTATAGATATTATACATGATGTAACTATTCCAATACCTTCTTCCGCTGAAGATGATTACAACAAATACATATCCGCAAACAATTTGGATACGGGTAAATTTGCAAGAGATAAAGTATACGATAGAATACAAGAGGCAAATAAAAATGCCACACTACCATCTTTAATAAGTAAAGCTGAAAATCTTAATAAGGTAATAGGTGGTATATCTTCATTCAAGAATACACTAAACAAAGTTAAGAACGCAGCTGCTATTGTGGGAGCAGCAGCATTGTTGGTTAAACAAATCAAGAAACCAACTCTGATAGATTTAAAAAAGTTAATTGTAAAAAAGAAAGAGAAGGAAAATCAAAAGGATGTTGCTCTTAGAAGTAAACGAAGAAAGACTAAGGATAAGAAGAAGAATAGAACATCACCTGGTGAACCTTATAGTTCTAAGTTATCATTAGATGCACAAAAGTTAAAGAACGCACAAGTATCACCTACTGCATTAAGTGCAGCAGCTGCATCAACCTTAAACACTTGGGAAACAAAATCGGCACAACTTATTCCTACAAACAAAGTAGTGTATACTTATCTATCATCAACCACAGGTGATGTCATTATCGTTACGGTAAACAACAATATTGGAAAACCTAACTTTACCAAAACATTTAGTGTAACAACTTACAATATGGAATCCGCGGTAGAGGCAGTTAAAAATACAATGGATACATTTGGTGATATTGTAGATGGTGAATTTTATCCCACAACAGGAACTTCAGTATAAGATGACGCAACGAATTTATTTTAGATTGGATTGGAGGGATTATTTTAAGACCACTTCTAACCAAATGAAGAAGATGAAGAAGGATGATATTGTTAGGGTGTATCAACGATTATACAAAGAAGTATTATCCGCATCCAATAAAAAACAAAAGGAACATCTTATTGCGCTGGATGATAATACCCGAACGGTCATGTCAGTATCTCAATTAGATTATACTGAAGTGTTAACTATATGTAAAGATTTCTTAGAGAAGAATGAAGATTACGAGAGTTGTGCAGCAATCAGAGACGCATTGGTTAAGTTAGAAACTAAGAAACCTAAAAGAAAAAACAAAGAGCCGGAGAAATTAGTATTGATTAAACGAATATAAAATGAATAGTTATCTTATCGTACCCGCACCACATTCTGAATTTTTATGGAGACAACCTTGGTTCTTTGAGTGTATCCCATATGATGATATAGATAGATGTTGTGTATACCTTGTACCCTCTAATAGAGTAGAAGAGTTATTTGGAGAGTACCATTCATTCAAAGAATATGGACAATTAGATGAAAATTATATTCATAGTCCACTTCAATACCGAATAGATTTTGATGAAGAGATTTCCTAATCTCAATAAAATTAGTTATATTACAATATGGATAAAAAATACTTTTACGAAAAGTGTGAATACTTTAATGACCCAAAAATCAATCTCAAGTATGAAGATGTTCTACGAATGTCTTTGAAAGAGTTTGAAGAATGGGTAGCGTTTTTTAGAAAGACAGTGGTAGACCATTGGAACGCAACGGGTGCTCCTCCTCGAATCGGTTCATCCGAAGCAGAGATGATAGAGCAATTCTCTAAACTACAAACCTATAAGGTAAATGAGTTTGAGGAAAAGGATGATGATGGTGATGAGGTTATATTTAACTTCAATAAGTTTGCTACACCTGTCAATCAATTCTTCCCGGCGATGTATAAGACTGGTATCGGTGGCTCCGATTACAATAAACCTAAACCTTCTATCTATGATATCTTTTGTGATGATTCATATCTAAAAGAGTTTGCAAAACAAATGAGAAGGTTAACTCGCCAAGATGGTATGTATCGTTTCTCTAAAACTTTGGAAAAGGGAAATAAACAGCATCACAATTCACATCTCAACTCTGCCAGAGAGTGGATTCAAAAATGGAGTGAGGGTGATATATGGAATGGATATGATTTTTGTTTATCTCAAAATGATAGTAGAATAGAATCATTACCAATCACAGCAGATGAAGTAAAAGAATTATACAAAGGTGGTATTCTAAAGTACCATCATATCTCTTCACTTAAAACTGCTAATTGGGGTGATGATATAGATTCATTAGTTGATTTACCTAAACAACCGATTCAACTCAAATGGTATCCAATAGGACAACACATATTTCCTGAAGCAAGTGCCGCGTTTCGTATTGGTATGGGTAGTCAACCCGCAGTTAACTTCCCACCACTTACCGCGAAATATTTGTATCAACGATTTACTAATCATATCAAGACGCAGGAAACAATTAACATCTATGACCCATCTGCTGGTTGGGGTGGTAGGATATTGGGAGCGTTGAGTATTGATGATAGGAATATTCATTATATTGGAAATGATCCTAATACAGAGAACTATATTGAAGAGATTGGAAGAACTCGGTATGAGTACTTGGCAGATTATTTCAACTCAAAAGTACCCGGCGCAGCTAATCCGTTTTGGGGGCATCGTAACACCTATGATATCTTTCGCACGGGTTCAGAGATTATCAGTAACGAGGAACGATTCAAGAAGTACAAAGGTAAATTGGATTTAGTATTTACATCCCCTCCATACTTTGATAGAGAACGATATAGTAGTGATGAAACGCAATCATATAAGAAGTTTAATAACTATACAAGTTGGAGAGATGGATTCTTACGCCCGACACTAACCACAGCTTATGAATGGTTAAAGGAAGATAGATACATCCTTTGGAACATTGCCGATATAAAAATTGGAAAGAGTTTCTATCCCTTAGAACAAGATAGTATTGATATCCTAAAAGAATTGGGTATGGAGTATCAAGGGAAAATTAAGATGACAATGAGTCCCATGACTGGAGTAGATTTATCTGGAGTAAAAAATAGTATGAAATTAGGAGGAGAATCCTATAAGTACGAACCCATATTTATCTTCTACAAACCCAAAAAATAAACTCCCTGACTATCAATTAGTTATGTAACTGTTTGATTATCAAACAGTTTAATTTCATCTGCCTATTGTTTCATTGTAACATATTTTGTACCTTTATAGGGTAAAAGGTTAAGTATGTTCAAACTATTCATCACATTCGTTTTTAGCGGGTTATTCTACACCGCAATCCTCAAGGGTTTCATTCCGTTCCCACCCAATGGTTCTGCTATCTTTGCAGGGGCGCTGAGTGGAGCGTTATGTTTCCTATCCCTGTTTATCATTATTGAGAAAGTAATCAGAAAATACAATGCGTAAGATTGAAATGATATCCTGTAAGAGTTGTGGTAATCAGATGCCCCTCCTACGAAAAACTCTGTATGGTTATAGTAATTGTGTTAATTGTAGTGATGTGAAACCTTATGGTTGTGCTCATGTCACCAATCACAAGACCGGTAACGAAATTCAAATACTACCCTTTGAGGTTGCTCAACGACATAATCGTATGGCGGCTAGACAAGGTTATGGTGTTTCTAATGGTATGAAATTTAATGATTAATAATATGAGAAAGAGAAAGTATAAGTTTGTTTTTGATTGGGAAAGAGTAGCGATTGTATTCTTTCTTTTACTTGGTAGTTTTTGTTTTTGGTATTCAATTTGGCACGCATTAGTAAAATAAATAATATGAAAATAGCTCAAGAGTATTTAGATGGTAATCCGATTGTTAAGAAATTCATTGATGAGGTTAATGAGACAATTCGGAAATATTACGAAACCAATTTGTCTAACCTCACCTTTCAACCTGTAGTTGTGAGTATCGGTACGAAGTTTATCGGTATCACTCACAATGGTAGTCGGTGGGGATTCATTTCCCGTTTTGATGGAACTTTCAAAGGTAGGCCGATTCGGAAAGGTGACCTGATGAAATCCGCATCATGGAGTTCACCTGCAGCAATATCCCGTGGTAACATTGGTGATGGAACTGCTCGTTATGGAGTTTACGGACCAGATTATATTAAGTAAGTCATATGAGAAAATTAACATCAAAAGCAGTTAGTAAATTTTTGAGTAACACTCCATTCCGGCAAGGTAACACCGAGGTTACAATAGATGATGGAATTACTTATTTGAAACTACATGGCAATAAAATTGCTGCCCTCTTCAATGATGGATTATGGATTAGTAACGCAGGGTGGTTTAGTAACACTACAAAGGAAAGGTTGAACGCACTACCTAATGTGAAAATCCATCAGGTAAATTGGAATTGGTTTTTGAACGGAAGCAAATGGGATGGTAAGCCCATTTATATTGGTAAAATTTAAAACAAATAGATTATGGAAACCGAACAGATTGTAACATTGAAAGACCTCATGGAGTATGATGGTCTTTATTTTATTGGAAACATTATTGATGCCGATGGAGAAGATTGGGTAAGAGAATCAGAAGCGTTGGAAGTACTTAAAATTGTAAACGGATGAACAAGAAGATATTATATTTAGATATGGATGGGGTTATCGTAGATTTCCTCAAAGCGGTTGATATATGGAAAAAGGCGTATCCCGAATTAGCTGGTGTGTATAAGGATAATGAAGATATGATACATGGAATCTTTCGTGATTCACCACCTATTACAAATGCAATAACATCGGTATTCCGACTCCACAATAGTGGTAAGTATGATATCTTTATCGCAACAGCCGCTCCATGGAACAATCCTGAATCACTTACTGATAAAAGATATTGGATAGAAAAATGGTTTGGTGATATTTTTAATAGGAGGATTATTACAACTCACAGAAAAGATTTGCTGATTGGAGATTACTTAGTTGATGATAGAAAAAAGAATGGAGCAGGTGATTTCAAGGGTGAACTTATTTTGTTTGGTAGTGATGAATACCCCGATTGGAATAGTGTATTAAATAAACTACTATGAGTGTACCAATGAAATTATCTTTAACTCCACTTACCGAAGAGAAACTTATTGAAGTAGGTTTTGAAAAAGTAGTTGATAAAAGTAGGTCTGAGGATGAGTATAATTTCGTTATCCGCCTTCCAAAGAATTCAGCTGACCCACATTGTATGTGTTTGGTTAGTTCTTATACAACCGAATATAAAGAACTTAGATTAAAGGCTGGTGAGTTCATTGTTGAATTGTATGATAGTGGTGGATTAGGTGTATGTTCTAGTATGGAGGAATTGGATATGTTGTACTTTGTATTAACGAGACAATCAATCTATGAAAAATAAATTTGTTAATTTGAAAAATTTTTTGTATTATTCGCCATCTTATTTGCTGTAAGTAATAACAAATGACAATCAGTCACACAAATAAAAAAAGAATGACAAAATAACATAAAAAGTTGATTGGTATAGAGATTGATAATATTCAAGTAAACAAACTAAAACCAAAAAACACTATGAACACATTATTCTTAAACAACAGATTTCTTCTTGATTATCTCACATTCCCAGATCCAGATGCTGCACCGATTACACATAAGTGGCTATCCGGTAACGCAGTTTACAAGATTGAAGATAACAAACTACAGATAGCGTTATCTGTCGTAGGCCATGACCCTAAAAAAGTTGATGTAGAGTTAACTGAGGATAGAATCTTTATTAAAGCTGAAAGTGATAAAGAATCTAAAGCAGTATCTAAGTATCTTGTATCTGATTTAAATGAAACACTCAGATTAGGTAAAGATTTTGATGGATTAACCGCAAAGGCTTCTATTGAAAATGGTATCCTGTATATAGAGGTGGATAAAAAAGAAGAAGCTAAACCAAAAAAAATCTCAGTAAAATTTTGAGATAACAGAAATTTATGTTATGATAAGGTAGGGTGTGAAAGCATCCTACCTTTTTTTGTTTGTATATATTTATATTTTGAACTATAATAAAAACTTATGGCAACCGTAAAAGATAAAATTAAGGATAACAACGAACTTATCCGTCAGAGATTGAAGTATGTATTGGATATGATGGAAGGAAATAGACCGGCTGATAACACTACAGCAATTCGTTTCCTTACAGAGGTTCGCAATATGTTAGACAACAACGAAGATTTGCTTGATAGAGTAAGATGAAATTAAGAACCTTTTTATTAGGGTTATCTGCTTTTTGTATTGCTGCAGCTGCTGCATATTTTTCCGTAACAGGATTATCTCGTTTATTTGCGGGAGCATCTACTGCAGTAATACTAATGGCTAGTTCTTTGGAATTTGGTAAGTTAATATCTGCCTCTTTCCTGTATGTATATTGGGATAACATTAATAAAGTTTTGAGAACCTATCTTCTAATAGGTGTATCAGTTTTAATTCTTATTACCTCTGCAGGTATTTATGGATTTCTAACCTCTGCATATCAGGTAACTTCTGACAAACTAACTATTATAGATAAGGAAGTTCAGGTTCTTGAAATGAAGAAAGCCAGATATCAAGAACAACTTAATAATTACAATACAGAAAGAACTAGCCTTACTCAAACTATATCAGACCTATCTAAAGGTTTAACTGGTAATGTTGTTCAGTACAAAGATAAGGATGGTACTTTAATTACAACCTCTTCCTCTGCTGCTCGTAAATCATTTGAGAAACAATTAGATGAAGCAAAGAATCAGAGAAACTTTATCTCAAATAAGATAGATGCCCTGACGGATTCAGTAACAAAATTAGACCTACAGATTATTGAGATATCAAGTGGTAATGAACTTGCTGCAGAAGTAGGGCCATTAAAATTCATGGCAGAGATAACAGGTAAACCAATGTCAACTATTGTGAATTGGTTTGCCCTATTTATTGTATTTGTTTTTGACCCACTTGCAGTAACATTAGTTATTGCATTTAATACTGCACTTAAAGTAGATAAGGGTGAAGATGTAAAGGATGATAAACCATCATCTATAAAGAAGTATAAAATATACAACGATAAGAATCAAAAGAAAGAGGATATAACCGAAAATGAATTTGATGATTTATCCTATTTGGACACACCTGCTCAAATATTAGATTTACCAAAAGGAGATGTTGAAAAAATAATTAACACAATAGAGAACCCACCCACACCATCTGAAGAATTAAAGAAAGCAGTAAATGTATATAACGATCCTGATTTAGAAAATTTAAGAAGAGATTTATCTAAGAGAGCAATAGATGTTGATGGGGATGGTAGTATAGATGGATTTGATTACAATGGTGATGGTTTAATAGATAGGTATACTAATACAGGAAGAATTTTTGAAAAAGAAAAAAAATTACCCTATTATGCTAGACCTGAATTTGATTGGAACGATAAATCAAAATGGATAAATGATCAAAACGCAGTTAACTATTGGCTAGTACATAAAAAAATTTAAGTTACATATATGAAAGCAAACTCACTTAAACCGATTCTCTCTACACCGTTTACACAAGAAGTAGAAGTATCATTAAAAGAAAAATTATCTCGTTATTGTGAAAAGAGAAGATTGTTTTGTGTATCAACACGAACATTACTTTCAAACTATAGAGCAATTTACATCAATGGGCCAGAAACAAAATTGTTACTTGTTAATCCTGTGATTACAAAATATGGAGATGCAAAATTTAATTCACAAGAAGTATCTGAGTTTGTAAAGGAGGGTAAGAAGGCAAAGACAGTTGTTAGAGCTATGGAAATAGAAGTGCAATGTGATAACTTAGGAACAGTTGTTTTCTCTGGCAATATGGAAGATAAACAAGCTGATTTAAATGAGTGTATCATGGTTCAACAAATGATTGATTTGCTAGATGGGTTTACAATTGCAGATAGAAATATAAACAAACCTTTACCAAGTGAGAATAAGTACAATCGTAATCAGTTGGTCTTAGCAAAAAATTCAGAAGGTGTTATTGAACAAATAAAGTTTAAGAACATAGAAAGATACATAGAAAAAGGATATACCATACTATGATTTGGATTTTAGGTATAATAACTTTCCTACTTACAGGGATTGTGGTAGCTTTAATATACGCTCTTCGTATTTCGGAGAAGAAAATTGAAATGTATGAAACTTTTATACTCAATCGTAGAGTAGCGTATCAAGATTTGTTAAATAGATTGAAAGAGTTAGATAACAAGCAAATGTTTGAAAAAGATGATGAGGTGGGTGTTATCTTTTCTGAGATAAAGGATGAAATAGAAGAATTTGATAATTTTATAAATTGATGAGAAAAAAGAGTCCAGCAAAAGGTAAAATGTACTTTACCTTAGAAACCGAAAAGGCAATTATTGAATACAATAAGACAGAAGATGATTTCACAAAAAATAGATTATATGAAAACGAGATTAAGTATCCATTTGAAAAGATAGCGGAGAATGTTCTCAACACATACAAGTTCTCTTACTTTGACGATTCCCCTGCCGATGTTAAGAGAGAAGTGGTATCTCAAATGGTATCCAAGATTTATATGTTCAAGGAAGGAAAAGGAAAAGCATTTTCTTACTTTACTCGTATGGCATTAAATCACCTAATCATACTTAACAACTCCAACTACAAACGATACAAACAAACTGATATCATATCTGCTCTACCTGAGAATTGGGATAAGAGCGAAGACCCTGTATCTTTAGAAGCAAACGAATCACATATTGAATTCAGAAACCTAATGCTTCAATATTGGGATAAGAAATTAAATTCTGTGTTTGATAAGCAGAGAGATATACAAATTGCAGATGCTGTATTAGAGCTATTTAGACGGGTTGAAAATATAGAGAACTTCAACAAGAAGAATCTATATCTACTAATAAGAGAAATGACAGGGTATAAAACTCATTACATAACCAAGGTTATCTCCACAATGAAAAAATACCAAGATAGAATACTCAATGAATACCTTGAAACGGGAGATATCACAATAGATGAAGATGTGTTTTTTAAGTAGTAGTATTTATACTTATGGGAAAACAAGGAGCAACTGATTTTGTATTATTTGGTGAGAAGAAGTTATCCGATATCTTTCAAGAGATATATAGTAACCAACGAACCAAGAAACAAAAGATTGGAGACCTTATAGAGGAATTCAAAAAGAATATTCGCCATGCAGGTGATATTGCAGAGGTGGGTATGGTTATTAAAGACCTTGTTAAATTCTCAATTGAAAACGATGAGATGTTAGTAAAGATGGCATCTATCGCTCAAAGAATAATTGCATCAGAGAGTAAAGTCCCTGGTGATGATGGATTCCTAACTGAAGCAGAGAGGGCACAACTTATGGAAGAACTTGAAAAATCTGCAGAAGAAGTACAAAAAGAAACACAAGATAGGGTTACAGATATTGAAGCAGAGTTGGAGGAACTCCAAACTAAATTAAAGTGATATGCCATATTTTGAGCAATCATTTACTAATGCAGGTAGTGCCGGTAATAGAACACGAGAAACAAGTGGCCCTTCATTTGTATTTACGGGAAGGGTAACGGAAATATATACGGATTACAAAATCATAGATGGATTGGATGTATATCCACCAGGTTCTATTTCTGTAATTGCAGAAGGTGGTGGCAGGAAAAAACCAATAAAGGTATTTCCATTTGATGAGTTAACAAACACGATTCCCGTACTGAATGAGTTAGTGGATGTTTATACATTATCAAATGTTTTCTTTTATAGAAGAAGAAACTTTTCTGAAACAATTAATAACTCATACGATGAGAATCAGAAAGCGAATACTCAATCATCTGTATCACCTTCCAAAAATCCTACTGATTATAAAAGTCAAACTCTTCGTAGTGATTCCAACCCCAACTCACTTAACGCTAAGATAAATTCTAATGATAATGCATTTAAAGACCAATACATTAATAGACTTAAATATTATGATGGTGATACTTTAATTCAATCAAGATTTGGTCAATCAATTAGATTTAGTGCGTATAATAACTTAGATGGTGAACCACATCCTACAATAATCCTGAGGAATGTTCAGTCTGAAAAATCAAATACAAAATCAGGATATACTGCAATTGAAGAAGATGTAAATGAGGATGGTTCTACAATCGCTATTAGTAGTGGAGAGTATAAATCGGATTTTGTACCAGGTGTAGTAAAATCGGAAAGAGGTGATGGGCAGCAAACAAATCAAAATGGTAGAAAAAAACCAAAGAAAAAAGACACAGATTTCTATGTCAAACCTTGGACTAAAGATAAAGAGTGGGCGTTCACCTCTTATCCAAAAGAATTAAATGGTAATCAAATTGTAATAACAAGTGATAGATTAATATTATCAAGTAGGAGAAACGAAATGATGTTTTTTTCAAAAGGTAATATGGCACTCATGGCAGATTCTAATTTTAGCATGGATGTTAAGGATGATATATCAATTGTTTCACATGAAAAAGGATTTATTGATATTGAATCAAAGGGTGGTCAAGTTCATATTCATTGCGGCCCCGGCCCTATTGGTAGAACAGAAGCTAGAGGTGTTTACTTAGGATTTCCAAATGGTTCACAAAAAGCAGAGAGGGCGTTGAAGGGGCAGCAATTAGCAGATGCGATTGGTGAGTTAGCTAATATAATGATAGAGTTAGCAAATGGTGGAGTGTTAACCCCAGCCGGCCCGACAGCAGGATTACGACCTGATATACAAACTAAACTACAGGATGTTTTAAGGAAAGCAACAACATCCTGTTTATCAGAAACGGTATTCATTTACTAACGATATGGCGTGGAGTGAATTCAAACGAAAGGTATTAAGAGTAATGAATTCAGGCCCACAATCTTCGGATGATGTGGCTAATGCAATTGTAGATGCATACCATCAATCGGTAACTATGACAGGTGTATCGGGTGATTTGATAAACAAAAGAACTATCACTACCGTATCCCCCGATAGAATACAACTGACAAAAGATGCCATTAAACTTATTTTTCGTTTACAAGCAGCTAACCCTGTTCCCTTACCCATTACTCAACAGATAGTAACAGCGATAGGAATATATTATTGGCCGTTAGCAATTTCAGATGGGCCTACTCCTTTTGCTGTTGCACCACCCGGCCCTATAATAGTGGGTACTTTTACTGCCTTATTTGCTGGACCAGCAGTAGAATTACCCTTACCGGCACAAACTGCAGAACAATGGGTAGATAAACTTATCCTAACAATGAAATTACAACTATTTACCATACAAGGTACATTTGTAGTTCAATCCGGTCTTGTAACGCTTCCAGGAGTTTGGACAGGATACAAAATTGGCGAAACACTTGGGGATACCCTTACACCCCCTATAGAACCTCCTCCATCTGAGTAGGTTAGATTTAGTAAAGGAAAAATTGGTTCTTGATATTTATTTGTATAGTAAACCCAATAAAAGGTATGGATACCGATAAATTATTCAAAGCTATTCAAATAGTGGTTAAAGAGGAGGTTAAAAAACAACTATCCACTATCAAAGAACAGATACGAAAGGAAGTTCTAGCTGAAATTAAAGTTAGTAAACCTCAAAAAACTAATTCCCTAGCTAATGCAGTGGAAAAAAGTGTAGATGCATTTGATTTGGCAAACAAGATACTATCTGCCGATAGAGAACAGAAGCAGTATAGTAAAAATCCTATGTTAAATCAGATTTTACAGGAAACTTCAGTTAGACCATCGTTCTCAAAGGATGATGGAAGTTGGGGAACTATAAATGCATCAAATATGATGGAATATAATAGTATATCATCATCTCCTAATGTGGAATCAACAGGTAATGATATACTTGATAGAGCAATCGCAAAGAGTGCAGCTGTTTTGAAAGCATCTAAAGAAAAGAAAGGATAATGGCAATAATACTTGGGTCTAAACTAATACAAGATTTAGATGAAAACAAAAGTGTAGGTATTGGTATATTACTTCCAATCACAAGAGGTAATACGGGATACTTTGCTCAATCTTTTACTAGTATAGAACAAGTTAAATCTAATTTGAAAAATCTTTTGCTTACAAACACAGGTGAAAGAATGATGCACCCTAATTTCGGTACACGATTAAGGGAGATGTTATTCAGTCAAAATACATCAGAATTAGAGGCTAGAATTGAAACTGAAATTGAATCCACTATTAGATATTGGTTACCATTTGTTAATGTACAGGAAATGGTTGTAACTCAAAACAAAGAAAACATAGATAGAAATCAATTTCTTATATCTCTGACATTTAGTTTAGCTGGACAGCAACAATATGAAACGATTGAATTTAACATAGAACAATAAGATGGCATTCAAAGTAATAAATAAAAAACTTGGTAGAAATGCAAGAGATGTTAAGTATCTTGGAAGAGATTTTACATCCTTTCGTGATAACCTAATTGAGTACGCTAAAACATATTTCCCAAACACATATACGGATTTTAATGAATCATCACCAGGTATGATGTTTATTGAAATGGCAGCTTATGTAGGAGATGTTTTATCATACTACACCGATTCTGCATTGAAGGAATCGTTAATACAATTTGCAGGAAACCCATCTAACTTATTCGCGTTAGCAAATATGTTAGGATATAAAGCAAAAACAACAGCACCCGCAATAACAACTTTATCGGTTTATCAATTATGTAAAGCCGATACTAATGGTGATATAGATACAAGATATTTACTAACTATAAATGCAGGGTTAAGTGTTGTATCAACCAGCAATCCTGATATCGTTTTTAGAACAACCGATTTATTAGATTTTAACGATTCAACGAATAGAGAAATAACCGTTTATAGTGTAAGTCAGATAACCAATAAACCTGATTATTATCTTGTTAAGAAAAAAATACAAGCAATATCCGCACAAGAGAAATCAATATCGGTAGCGTTTGGTGCAGCAACTGCATTTAATTCAACCAAGTTAGATGATACTAATATCATAAAAATAGATTCTGTAACCGATTCAAACGGAAACAGATGGTATGAAGTTCCATATCTTGCACAACAAACTGTTTTTATTGAGTATCCAAACAATGCAGCAAACGACCCAAACTTTGCTCAGTATAGAAATGAAACTCCATACATATTAAAAACAATCAACACAAGTTATAGATTTGTTACAAGAGTTAATCCTGATTTAACGACTAGTTTATTATTTGGTGGTGGAGATAGCAGCTATACGAATAATTTAATCACACCTAATGTGAAAAATGTTGGGTTAGGATTAAATAATTCTATTGATACATTAAATCAATCATACGACCCTCTAAATTTTTTAAGTACATCTACTTATGGTCAAGCACCATCAAATACAACCTTAACTATCAATTATTTAATCGGTGGTGGAGTTGAATCAAATGTACCTGTAGGAGATTTAAAAACCATAAATGGAATAACATTCAATGATGAGGGTATAGTACTAGCACAAGGATTGGATACAACCATTTACAACTTTGTTAAAAGTTCAATAGCTGTAGAAAATGAAATACCAGCAGTTGGTGGAAAAGATAGAGAAAGTTTAGAACAAATTAGAGAGAACACTCTCGCTAATTTTGCTTCACAAAACAGAGCTGTTACTGCAGCAGATTATCAAGTTAGAGTTTTATCTATGCCAACAAAATTTGGTTCAGTTGCAAAAGTTTATGCAGCATCTGATAACTCATTAAATTCCAAATCGGTGTTGGGTATACTAAACTCACAATCTAATTTAACTGCTTTTACTGAATTGGTAAAAACAATTATCAATAGAGATGAGACAACCACAAACATAACAACATCTGAAATACAAGCAATTCTAAAAGAGTTTGCAGAACAGAATACACAAAACGCAGAGCTTGTAAATCCATTTGCAGTAAATTTGTACTTATTGGGGTACGATTCAAATGGTAATTATACACAACTAAACTCTGCTACAAAGGAAAACATAAAAACATATCTAAACGAATATAGAATGTTAACCGATTCTATAAACATGATAGATGGATATATTATAAACATAGGTATTGAATTTGATATTTCTGTTTACAAGAACTACAACAATAGAGAAGTAGTAGCATTGTGTATTACCGAATTAACAGATATGTTCTCTACTGATAATTGGCAATTCAACCAACCCATATACATTTCAGATATTGAGTTAGCATTAGCAACAATAGATGGTGTGGCATCAGTACAGAATGTAAAAATTGTTAACAAGTGTGGTGGTAATTATTCTAATGTGAAATATGATATCGGTAACGCTACCAAAAATAAAATAGTGTACCCTCCATTAGACCCTTCTATTTTTGAAGTTAAGTTTCCGACAATAGATATTAAAGGAAGAGTAGTGTAATATGATTTACTTAGTAACAGCATCAAAAGACGCAGCAGTATACGAGTTATATCCTAATCGAAATACAGGAGTAGATGAGATATTGACTATTTCAAAAGCTTACACCTCAGTTGATGCAAGTGATATTGCTCGTTCCTTCATTCAGTTTGATGTAAGTTCTTTACCATCTCATGTTACTGCATCATCAACCGTATTACATATAAATAATGTTCATGCATTAAATTTACCTATTAGTTTTAGTTTGTATGTACATCCTGTAACATCAAGTTGGAATATGGGATTGGGTGTATGGGCAGGTGATACAACTACTGATGGATGGATTACATGGAATAATCAACCCGGTGTAGATTACACAATAAGTTCTTCCATATATTTTGATTACGATTCTTTAGATGAAACTGAAGTTGATATAAAATCAATATACAATTATTGGACTGCATCAGATAACTATGGATTGCGAATATCTCATACATCATCAGTTGAAACTTCTTCACTTGATTATGGATACATAAAATTTTATTCAAAAGAAACTAATACTTATCAACAACCATTCCTTAAAATACAATGGGATGACCAAGTTTATAGTACGGGTTCATTATCTGCAGTATCAAGTAACGAATTGGTAATAAAATCTAAGGAGTTAAAATCTTACTATTTAGTTGGTAAAGTAAACAAAGTAAAATTGGTAGCAAGAGATAAGTATCCCGTAAAAACATTTGCTAAAACATTTACCTATTTAGATGTAAATGCTTTACCTCCTAATACATACTACTCTATTGTAGATGTAATTACTAAAAATAGAATCTTACCCTTTTCCGAATATACAAAAGTAAGTTGTGATACAAGTGGTAATTATGTAAAGTTTGATTCAACAAACTTCCCTACACATAGACCACTTAGATTAGAATTTATGTTAGAACGAGATGGAGTAAATGAGTATTATCAAGATGATTTAACTTTTATGATTAAGTAATGGCTATACAAAATTTAGATTCAAATCAAATTTATGAGCTATCAGTTAGTGGTTCATCTATTGCCACTAATAGAACAAGTGTTCCTTTTATTGCAAATGTACGGAACGATAAAGAGGGGTTTATATACGCCCCATCTACTGAACAGGGATACAATATTCCTGCATTAAAAAATGTATTGGATGTAAACATTACAGAATTAATTCCGATAGATGAAACCGGTGCTAATGATTTAGTTCCAAGACCAATCTATGATGATGCCTTAGAAGCACTAGCGACTGCTAATAATACAATCAGTATACAAACTAACATAATATCAACTCAACAACAAACTATATCAACACTTGAAACTGAAGTTGAATCTTTGAAATCTGAAGTTGATAATCAAAGTTTGTTAAGGGTAGTATCAGAGGCTAATTCAGATAATTTAAGACAGCAGATAGCATTGATGAGTGAAAATATTCAGAACTCATTACAACGAGCATCAATAGAAGGTATTCAAAGAGCCTCTGCCGAGGCAAAAGAAAGTGGAGTAAAATCAGAGAATGAAGCACTAAAACAAAAGGTAATATCTTTACAGACCCAAATTGATTTATTAAATGCAACATCACAAGGTAAGGATGCTCAAATTGCAGCAGGTGCATTATCAAGTAAAGAACTAACGGCTAGAGTTTTACAAAAATCAAAACCTGAAAATACAGATCTTTACTTAGATTCTATAGCATATAACTATGGTTCTGATAAAGAGAAAGGGCCTGAACCAAACGCAGGTAAATGGTTTAATGGACCGGATATTGAGCTATACAATCCAACTGCAGAAACTCAAAAGATATCTTTTAGTGTTGCTACCGTACAAGGAGGTTGGTTAAAAGCACCTGCATCATTAACATTAGCCCCTAACGAAACAAAAAAAGTTTCAGTAGTTGCTATTAAAAATAAAATAGTTCCACTAAGACCATTTAGAAGAAGTGGCCAAGGTGCTAGAACCTATAGAGGTACATTAGATATTAAAACTAATACTACTACTTTATCGTTAAGTGTTTCCATGTATAAACATAAGAAAAGATAATGCAATTAGATAGATTAAAAAATATTGATGATTTAGTAGAAAAAAAAGAGGTTTACTTAGGAAAAGAAGTAGATAAGGCAACCTATGATTTGATAAGTAGAGGATACATTCCTATAAACCTACCATCACCAACTGATATGGGTGATAGAACTATTAATAATGTTCCGATACTGAGAGATGAAGTAGTGATGGAATTCTCTTTGTACGATGCTGGTAACAATTTATTACAACAAAAAGGTTATGGTTCAAGCCGATTCATAAAAAACTATTCATCATACTTAATCAAAAGTGCATCTACGACAGATACTAAAATAAATAATGGTGGTTGGCTGGTTGATGTTAAAACATTAATTAGAGAAGCAGGATATAAGACGGGTTATTTTAGAGTTCAAATTAATTTTGTAAGGAACAGAATCGGTAGTAACAATGTATATGATAAATTATACATTCAAGAAATTTCTCCTACCCGTCAAGAGGTAAGATTGTTACCATTTGATAACTATAATGCAAACTCTGAATTAGATCTCAAAGAGAAAGAGAAGTTAAATAAAAAACTTAGAGAAGAGTATGAAAGTTTTCTTAATCAAGAGTATCCAGTTGATGAAGTTAAAGATGATATAGATTTCTTGAAAAAGAGTTTAGATATAAACACAATTCCTTTTGAAATTGAAAGACTTAATCCAACTTTGGCTAAGCAGATTAGGAAAGAATATGGGGTGTCAGTTAACTCTCTTGTTAGAAGAATAATTTCTTGGTTTCATACAAGAGATATTGATTCATTTATTGGAAAAAGTAGATACTATTGGAATAAAGAACAGATACTACAATTGATGTTTGTAAACAGATTTAGAAGTTTATTAAGAACAGGTTATCTACCAAAAAGAGATATTAAAGAAAAACCTCTATATCAAACTTTGTTACAACCATCACTTGATGAATTGGGTACGGTAACAGAAACTATAGAAAGAGAAAATGTATTTAGATTACCACCGATTGAAAGAAACATAATAACACCTCCACTTGCAACAAGAACTACAACAACCGAATTGAAATTTGGTATATATCCATCTGTTACTAGAATTGGAATCAACAATGCAAGTTTAGTTTTTGGTACAACTTTACCAACTTCTACACAAATAGTTTTTAATGATAACTGTCCAACACAGGGATGTGTAATTACAAATACTGAATATGTACAAAGACATTTGGTTCAATTGGAAGGATTAACAGGTGATACTAACTATACATTTAGAGTTACAATTAAAACAAAGGATGGTCAGACACAAACATCTGAATTAGTAAGTTTTGTAACACAACCAGAAGCAGTTGATTATGGTACAAGAGAACAACAACAAGAATTCATAATAGGTGATTCTACAAATATCACACCAACTATTAAACCATATACAGGAGAAATAAGGCCAGATTTGTTTGACCAAGTTCAAGGAAGTTTGGATGATGCAGTTAATCGTATTATTACATAAACTATATGCCAGTCAGTTTAACATATTCGCAACGAACAACCTACATTGGTGATACTGCCATTTTTAATGGTGCAACTTTTATATGGAATGGTACTGAATACATTGAAACAGGATTAATACAAATAGATAATCCACTGCTTAACAATAGAAAGGTAGTAATACAATTTAATGCAAAACTTATACAAACATCTCGTTCATCTACAACCACTTTAAGTGCTGGATTTTTAGATGTATATGTAGATAATGTACAATGGGATGAAGAACAAATTTATAGAACAGATGCGTATTTAGAAGTAACATTTGATGAAAGTTTTCTAAGAACACAAAAAATTGTTACTTTCCAATCTAAACAAGGAGAATCTCGCACACGCTTTGCAGTACGATCAAATGTATATACTGATTCAGATGTAGTTGTAGTAAAATATGATGTTATTGATCCAGAACCAAAAATTGGAGATTCAACTGATATTGCTAGACCAACACGAAATGTTAGAAGATTTACTACAAGACAAGATTACAAACAAACATTTGCAAATGGATTAGCTAGATTTAATAATCTTGAAGTAACTCTTGTTTCACCTTTTATTGGATTTCCTATAGATGTATCTGTTACTGAAATTACAGGAACGGAGGCAACTATAACTTGGAATACCACATCCGAAACATCATATACTATAAAATTTGTAGAACCAAACTGCCCACCAGATGGATGTGTACTTAAATCTGAAATACTTACAAGTAATCATGTAGTTAAATTACAAAATCTAAAAGTAGGTACAGACTACAAATTTAGTATAGAATCTGTATCTGTGGATAATGAAAAATATACATCTAATGAAGTTTCATTTTCTACAATAGGTTCTTTTCAACAACCACCTACAACACAAAAATTACCTACCATATTATCTCAGATTGAATCACGATATGATTGGGATGTAAGAAATGATTTTTCAAACTATAATTTTGCTCTTGCTGTAAGTGCCGATACTGAATTTGTAAAAGGGTATTTACCATCAAGAGCGGATGTAAATCACATTGGGTATTTTATTTTCCCAGCTGATACGGTTCCTATTACAGACCAATATCCTGAAGGGAAGAGAGTTTTAATATCATTTGATTGGCCAGGAGGATTAGGAACTTATGAATCTGCTTTTGTTCCATCAAATAATGTTGTAGGTGATGGAATCCCTACCAACTTTTTATTCTATATAAAACGCGTACTTGATTTTCCTCAACCTGATATAACAGGATTGGAATTCTCTCGTTTCATAACCGAAAGTGATTTCAAAGACCCATTCCAATACTCCTTTCAATTTAAGGGTACATCTGTTAATTCTCAATTCATAGAAGTATTTGTTGGGCAAGTAACAGATGCTAGTTTACCGATTACAAAAGTACCGGTTGATGAAGTTGGTAACTTTGATATTACCATACCCGCTCAAGAAATTTATAACATTAATCCTAATGCATTTACAGAAGGAAAGGATTTGTTTGAAAATGATACATTATGGTGGGTAGTTAGTTTTTCAATAAGACCATCTCGTGGTGGAGTGAATACCATGCTGTATGGTAACACAGAAATTTTCACTTCTTATGTAAAACGAAGTCAGTTAACTTTATCTGATAGTGAAGTAATAGAATTCATTGCTACTGAATTAGAAAAAAGATTAAGAAGTGAATATTCTAATCTTTTACTATTTGATAACGATAAACATTTAAAATATCAACTAAAACAAATAGATCCTACTGCGGATTCTTTTGTAGTAAGTAATATAGCAAAAGATGATGTAACATTTTCAGTAGGCCCATCTAATGGATGGTCAGGTGGTGTACCTCCTCGTTTGAATAATTCTATACCTTTGAATTGGTATAAAAATTCAATTGTAGAAACTACATTTGATATTGACCCCTTAACAGGAGATACAATACGAGTTCAATCTACTCCATATCCTACCTTAGTTGTTAAATTATTAGACCCACTTCCAGCTGAGATAGGAGTAAACACTCAATTTTGGGTATCAAAACAATTAATACCTACAATAGTAGAAGATATAGTTTTATCGTTTGAAGATGATGAAGCGTGTATTGTATTACAACCAAATTTTGGTATAGATGTATTAGATGAAACAGGGTATCAGTATTACAATGAAATTATTGCTAGTGGCAGTTTAACATCTACCGATATTGTAAATAAGTACTTATCACAAAGTGCATTAAATTTATCTGATTTATCAATCGCGTATACAAGTGGTAGTGTTGTAACTTCATCTACATTTTTGTTGTTTGATAACTTTGTAAATTTCTCAAGTGCAGAAACAAGGGTAGATAACTTTCAATACAAATTATCAGCAATAGAATTCTGGCGTAATAAAATATCCTCATCATTATATGTGGGTAATTCACTTGCAGATGGTGTATACACAAAAGCAACAAGTCAATCTTATATAGATTCAATTAATCAAATCGTAAATGGATTTGATGGTTTTGAAAAAGAAATGTATAGTACATATTACATTACATCATCTAATGCAGAATTCTTCTCATACCAAATACCCGTAGCGCAAGAATACGATAAGCAGAACAAAAATTATCTTGTAAGACATTTACCATATTATTTACATGATGGTGCAAATAGTGGTGAAAACGAAGAATTTGTTTTGTTTGTTGAAATGGTTGGACAGCACTTTGATGTGTTGTGGTCATACATAAGAGGATTACATAATAAAAATGTTATACGAAATGTAGCAAGTGATAGTATACCTGATAAGTTAGTTCAGGCAATGTTAGAAAACTTAGGATGGGATTCTGCATATCCATTCTCCGGTTATGAGTTATGGAGAGAAGCTTTTGGATTAAATGCGGATGGTACATCCGTAACTAATACAAATTTATTGGGTAATAGTATAACACCTGCGTATACACCTGAATCCGGTAGAAAGCAAATATGGAGAAGACTTCTTAATAACCTACCTTACTTATTAAAACATAAAGGTACTAAGCGTTCTGTAAAAGCAATCATGTCTTGTTATGGGATACCTGAATCCTTACTTAGTGTAGTTGAATTTGCCGCACCATCTAAACAAACTGCAAGTGCAAGTGTTGAGCTAGAAAACTACACATATACAACTACTACATCAAGATTGAATGTAGTAACATCATCAAATGTATCAGTACCATACTACAATCTTAATACTGAATCTAATGCAGTACAATTAAGATTTGCAACATCATATCAGGTATCTACTGCTACTTCTACTACAGGTTCACAATTAATAAGAATGGTGCCAGATGGGGGTGGTGGATATTGGCAGGTAAATATTAAACCTACACAAACAGGTAGTTTTGCAGATGTAGTGTTCACATTAGCATCTGGTTCAAGTACATTAGTAAGTAGAAGCCTATCTATTACATCAAGTGTTATTTACGATGATTATTGGAAAAATCTAACCATTCAAAAAGAGAGATTTGTAAGTGCATCTGTAACATACGATAAATTTACAATGTATGTGGTTGAGGCGTTGGATGATAGAATAATAATGAACCAATCCAATTCATTCATAACGGCATCATCGGGGTTTACAAATACATTTACAAAAACAGGTAGTTTGTATTTTAATGGATACTTAACTACACCTGGTATAAGTGGAGGATTAGATGAAATACGAGTGTGGAATACCGCAATAAGTGAATCTGTTATCTACTCTCATGCATTAAACCCTGATACCATTTATGGGAATGGTGTATATGATACCACGGATAATTTATTGGTAAGACTTGATTTTGAGTATCCAAAGAATAGAGTATCTGACCCGTATGTAAAAAATGTATCCCCTAAGGTAACATTTTCAGCATCTGTTGCAATTGGTGGTTATGCAGGGTATGCAACTGCAAGTATGGGATATACTGCCACTTCATATCCATATCACTATTCAGTATATGAAAGAACTGCTACATCTCAATTACCTAAAATGGGATTAGTAGCAGGTGATAAGGTAAGATTCATAAATCAAAGTTTAGTAAGTGACTTATCTCCTATTTCTCGTGCAACTCAACCCATAACAGAACTTGCACCTATAGATGTAAACAAGTTAGGATTATTCTTCTCACCTGTTAAAGAAATAAACTTAGATATACTAAATAGTTTAGGGAAGATTAACATTGGTGATTACATAGGAAGTTGGGAAGATGAATATGGAGTTGATAGATATAGAGATTTAGATTCTCTTAGACAGTATTACTTTAAGAGAACTAATTTTAATTTCTATGAATACATAAAGTTGGTTAAATCAATTGATAAATCATTTTATGATATGATAAAACAACTTATACCTTCACGGGTAAATGTTGTAACCGGTATATTAATTGAACCATCAATTTTGGAAAGAAGTAAAATAAAAATTACGAAACCAAAAGGTGAAAAAATATTACACACTGCTTCTATTAATTACATTGAACATTTGGTACTTGATGGTGAAAATCAGGTGTATGATGCAATATTTGATGATTTACAATTAGATAAAACATTTGATGTAGAAGTAAGTTCCTTAACATCAATTATACCAACCGCAACTATGCTAACTACTAGTGCGGAATATCTATCGTATACTTCTAGCTATGATGTATACTCTAACCTAAACATAGAAACCTCAATTATTTACAGCTCTGGTTCAAATGGTGGTTCTATAGAGGGTAACATAAATGCTAAATACATAGATTCTACTGTATTAGGTGAATATGATTTGGAAGATTCATATCAAAATGTAGGAACTGATGTAGATTCACCTTATCTAAAAGGGTTTGGTGTATATGGGGAAAACGGAGCAGTGGATAGAACATACAGAAGAGCCGATGGAACTCTTGTATTAACAGAAAGAAGTAACGCATATATACTTACAATTAGAAGAGATAGAGAAGTTCCTAATACGGATTATGATGGAATCACAACATATCCAACCGCATCTAAGTTTGAAAAGAAACTTGTATTTGTTTCTCAAAGTGATGCTAATGCAGGTGGAGCATTCAGAAGCCCATCCGCCCACTCTTTCTATACCACAATAAATGCTGCTTTAGGAACATATCCATATGATAAAGGTGTGGTTACTTTAATAGAGTTATTTAATGGGTATACCACAGGACACTATAGATTTACAAAAGATACTACTCGTGGATTAGAAAATAGCTATTTCAATGGTTCTAAACAAACCTCTTTAACTACTTTGGATGGAACTCCCGCAGTTGAAGTGTTTGCTACTAACCCGAACACATTGAAGGTAACAAATAGCGGTCGTGGTAGTGGAGAACCAATATTAGAGGTAACATAATCGGATTTGAACACTATATGTTAAAACTAAAAAACCTTATATTTATTGATAAGAATACTTAAAACCAATACACATGGCGTATTTAGATAACTCAGAAATCATAGTAGATGCTATCCTAACTAAAAAAGGAAGAGAAAAATTAGCAGCCGGTCAGGCATTAAATATTACCCAATTTGCATTAGGTGATGATGAAATTGATTACGAACTATATGATGCAGCTCACCCTAAGGGCTCTGCATATTATGATTCGGCAATCCGTGCTATTCCGATTTTGGAAGCATCTCCTGATGAAACACAAAATCTAAGATATAAGTTAGTTACCCTACCAAAGGGTACTACAAAAATACCTCAAGTTTCTATTGGTGTAACTGAGATTCGTACAAATCAAAACGCAGGTAAAATTGCAATTACTCCAACTACATCCCCTGCAGGAAATACTTCCGCTGGATATACTGCAGTATTGGCAGATAAATCAGCTGGAACTATAGTTGGTATCGGTCTTGCTGCAGCTGGACAATTGACAGTTAGTGATAGTATATTGGCAACTGCTGATGTAAAGAGAGGATTATCGTTTGAATTTTTACCGAATCCTGCTTTGACTAACTCTATTGTAACAACTCTTACTATTTATGGAAACGAAACAGGTGGTTCAATTACAATACCTGTAACCGTTAACTACATCGGATAAACTAAAAATTAGAATACAATGGCAATAATTACAGGAGAACAAGGGGCGCTACTAACACAACAATTAGCAGCATATCTTACTGAAAACTCAACAAACTTAGATACAGCAGCAATAGTAAATCTATTGAATACCTCACTTCCTCCAAATGAAAAGGTTGGAGATTTGAATAATGGTGTAATTACCAATGGTATTTACAAAAGATTTGGTGCGTTTGATATTGTAAACAATAAAGTAGAAGTAGTAACCGAAGGATTATGGAGTAATGGAAGTGGTTCTTTGACTACATTCTTTACGGGTTCTGTTGCTAGTATATCCGGTCATAGTGGTTCAGCCGCTTCGTTGTACTATTATAATATCTATTTATCCTCAACTGCTACAGGTTCAGGTAGCCCTGTTGAATTCGCTGTTGCATACGGTCATAAAGATGGAAGTGGTTCAGTTCAACTTTCTACTTCTGATAGTGCTTTGTTACCTACTATGGCAACTTACTCACAATATCGTATCTTATTAAATAACAATTTTGAAGGAGATGTTGATGATTACTTTACTTTTTATAGTGCATCAATTGAGGATGGATACCAATCAAATGATATATGGGTAATCAATTTATCAAGAGCAAGATATAGAGAACAAGCTGATGCAGGTAATATAGCTCTAACTTTATCGGGTTCTAACGGAAGATTTACATTTATTGATGATAGCGGTAAGAAATTTTCTGATACCGCTGGTAAAACAGGAACTGTTTTCAACATCGTTTCAGGAAGTATAAATTTGGGTACACAAAATGAGGCTACTATCCAAACATATACTGCATCAAATGCAGCTGGTTATGGTAAGTTTTATCCTAATGCAGGTATTGTAATTCTTAACCCTACCGCTATCACAAGTACGGTTGGTGCAAGTGTATCACCTGTGGTAACAGCTACACCTACCAGTGAAACATACAATCATAAATTACTATTTAATGCAATCTCTTTAGGAGCAAACTTCCAAATGAGGAGAACAGAGAATGTATCAACACAACATTTCTTTGTAAGAGCAACTAATAGAGAGTTCAACTATTCAAACAATCCAACTTATGTATCAGGTTCAGATGGTTCATTTTATGAATCTGCTTTTGAAACTGACCCTAAGACATACATAACTAGCGTTGGATTGTATAACGATGCAAACGAGTTGTTGGCTGTTGCTAAAACTTCACAACCAATTGTAAAATCGTTTGATAAGGAAGTTCTAATAAAGGTAAAACTTGATTTTTAATTTTAACCCTAATCCTAAGGTTAAACCTTAAATTGAAAACCCACCCCGTAAGGTGGGTTTTTCACTCTATTATATTTATAGTTGTATGTTCAAACCTATTCCAAAACAAAACATAACACTTAGACCATACAAGGTATATAAGAATTATACATTTGGTAATAGTAATTTTAATTGGGATGCAGTACGAAACTTAACGGGTAGCTATGATGATTACGAAAATCAACTTGTATCTGGTAGTGGTATAACATTCAACGAATACACTCTTAACAAATCTATAAGAAATCTTTTTTACAATAACCACCCCAAATTGATTGGTAATGTGGTTAATTGGAATTATAGCAAATACGCTAATAAAAAGTTATACACTTATGAGGTTAGTAGTAGTGCAGGTTCAACTACTTATAGATATTATTATGATGCAACGGCATCTGTTTATATAGATGAGTTTCAAAATTACTTGAACGCCAATAATTACAAAGTAAATTCAAACGGACAAGTGTACTCTGGTGTATATGGAGATGTTACTAAAATGTATGGCACCAAATATGAGTATGGTTCATTGGATGAAAGACAGATTGAGAATAGATTTTTTGTATTACAAATATCTCAAAGTTATATAGGTGAGGGTATAAATCCTGGCACATTAAGAGTACAACATTTAGATACGGGTCATATTTTTACCGATGATGGATATAGTAACTTAGTCACAGGTAGTAATGAGCAAGTTGTTGGTAATGTATTTTACTCAAATGGTATTGTTACATTTACCTATAAAACAGAAAATCCATCGGATACTTATTATGATTTTGGTAGTAGTGATTTTATATTAACATATCAATCTACGAAAACCATATATGAAAACGAAGTTTTTTTGGAGGTAAATCCAAACGAATTTAATGTATCAACTAATCCATCTGCAACAACATTTCATAATGGAGTTGCGTATGTAAACAGCCTCATAACACTACCCGCAACCGGCTCATCCACTTCGGATGTAATCTATGATTTTAGAATAGTATCCCGATATGATGGTACATCTAAAATTGGATTCAATGATTATGAATACAGCTCATCAATAGACCCCACGGGTAGTTATCTTGCACCTTATGTTACAACGGTAGGATTATATGATGAGTATTACAATTTAGTAGCTGTTGCAAAAATTCCATCTAAACCTAAGAGTACTACAGATTACCCTCTTAACTTTATCATCAGATTTGATACTTAAACAACGAAACCCTATATTTATAATAAACAGCAAGTGATATGTCAAAACTTTTAGATTTATATACAAATTGGCAGAGACCAGGGAAAGCCGGTCAGGTTGAATCAATTTCCTCGCCAGGAAAATATATTAACGGAAGAGAAAACAATGCCGATGGTAGATTGGCAACCGATTTCTTTAAAGTACAAGCAACTTTAGGTGCAGAAATTGAAGGATTTAAGACTAAAAGACAAAAAGGTGACCCAACTGAATACCCTGTAGCAGATGATAAGGCAATGCAGAAAGCAAGAGAACAGGAAACAGGTGGAACTTACGATACAAAATTGTACGATTGGAATAACAATTACACAAAAAGCTTCATAAGAGAGTAATACAAAATAAAGGTTATGTGGTTTTATGAAGGTAAAGAGGTATCCGAATTATCGGATTTCCCAACAGATACATTTGGATTCGTTTATAGAATAATACATACTCCTACACAAAAGGAGTATATAGGTAAAAAGCAACTCATATCAAATCGTACTTTACCTCCCCTAAAGGGAAGTAAACGCAAACGAAAAATACAAAAAGAAAGTGATTGGAAATCGTATTATGGTTCACATACCATGATAAAACAGATGATTAAAGAGGGCAAGATTAACGAGTTTAGAAGGGAAATAATTCAATTTGCAACCTCAAAGAAACATCTAACATACTTAGAAACAAGGTACTTGTTCTACTATAGGGTCTTAGAGTTCCCTGACCTTTTTTATAACGATAACATCCTCAACCGATTTTTTCGTACTGATTTCTTCAAATCTAAGAAAGGAATAATTGAAAATTAGAGATTTATTATGTATATTACCCATCAGTAAAAATGGGAATATCACAAATAGATAAGGATTTCGTCAAGACTAAAATTGATGATATACTTGGTTATGGTAGAAACCTTGGTAAGGGAGAAATTCAATATCACTGTCCTTTTTGTTCTCATCATAAACCAAAGTTACAAATAAATCTTGATACTCAAAAGTGGAGGTGTTGGGTATGCAATTCCAAAGGAGCAAAGATGTATACTTTACTCCGAAAACTTAATATTGATTATGGTGTACTTGCTACCATAAAGAAGATATATGGTGAAGTTGTTTACTCCTCACATAAGGAAGATGATGTACAATTAACTTTACCAACTGAGTACAAACCCATATTAGATAACCTACATATAATAGAGTTTAAGGTATCTTACAATTATCTGAGGAAGCGGGGTATATCAGATGGAGATATACAAAAACATAGAATAGGATTCTGTGAGACAGGATTATATCGTGGTAGAATAATCGTTCCATCTTATGATGTAGAGGGTAGGCTTAATTATTTCATTGCTAGAACAATCTATGATAATGAATCATACAAGTACAAGAACCCACCTGTTAGTAAAAATGTAGTAATGTTTGAATCAACTATAAATTGGAATATGCCGGTTACTTTATGTGAAGGTGTATTTGATGCTATATCAATACGAAGAAACGCAATTCCAATATTAGGTAAAATACCATCTCAAACTTTATTGAGTAAGATATTACTCAACCGCCCAAAAGTAAACATAGTGTTGGATAACGATGCACTCTCCGATGCAATAAAGCAGTTTACATACTTGACTAATAATGATATTGAATGTAACCTCATAACATTAGATGGGAAAGACCCATCTGATATGGGATTTATTGAAGTAACCAAACAAATACAAACTAATACGACATCTTCTTTTGAAGACCTAATTAAATTGAAACTGACACTATGATTAACAAAGTAGAAAAGTTAAAACGGATAAAATACATTTACCACCTTGCAGATTTACACATCCGCAATCTAAACCGCCATAAAGAGTATCGCCAAATACTAAATAAGTTCTTAGATGATGTAGATAATCAAAAACTTGAAGATGCGGTTATATTCTTAGGTGGGGATATTGCTCACGCTAAAACTGATATGAGTCCTGAGTTGGTGCGAGAAATAACTTGGTTCTTTACTGAATGTGCAAAACGATTACCTACCTATGTGATAACAGGTAACCATGATTGTAACTTAAACAACAAAAGTAGATTGGATGTACTTACTCCTATATGTGAGAATCTTAATACACCAAATCTTTTTTACTTACGGGATACTGATACATACGAAGTATCTGATGATGTTACTTTCACTGTCTATTCTATACTAGACCACAAGGAGAATTGGCCTAAAGGAACTGATGTTAACGGAAAGAAAAAGATTTGTTTATTTCACGGCCCAGTTAACGCCGCAAAAACTGATATTGGATACACGGTACAATCAGAAAGTTTCACTACAGAAATCTTTGATGGATTTGATATTGTACTCATGGGTGATATTCATAAGAGGCAGATTGTTCAACAAAGAGATAAGAAGAATGGTAAACCAATTGTAGTTTATTGTGGTTCAACCGTTCAGCAAAATCATGGTGAATACTTGGAGAACCATGGATATCTACTTTGGGATATTGAAAAAGAAACATTCACCGAACATAATGCACATAATGATTATGGATACTTAACAATTGATATCATTGATGGTAAAATACCTCAATGGGTATATGATGAGATTGATGATAAGTTACCAAAGTATCCTCGTCTTCGTGTTAGGTTTACTGAAACCGATAACGCTAGGATTAAATTAGTATCTGCTCAACTACAAAAGATGTTTAAGGTTAGTGAGATAACCGTAAGTAGACAAGATACTCTTGCATCTTTAAAGACAAAGAATCGTAATGTAAAACATTTGGCAGGTAATGTTAAAGATGTTGATGTACAAAACCAATTAATACGAGATTATCTTGAAAGGCAATTTATTTTGGATGATAAAACACTTGAGAAAGTTATTGAGATAAACAAACAAACCAATCTGAAGATTACACAAGATGAGGTAGATAACATTCTTTGGATACCAAAATCGTTTACTTTTTCTAATATGTTTTCATATGGAGAGAACAACGAGGTAGATTTTTCAAAAGCAACTGGTATCATAGGATTATTTGCACCTAACACATCGGGTAAATCCTCACTATGGGATGCCTTATCATTTTGTATCTTTGATAAGTGTAGTAGAGCATTTAAGGCTACACATATAATGAACAATCAAAAGAAAACATTTGATTGTAAGTTCAACTTTGTTATAGATGGAGTGGATTATTTCATACAACGGAAGGCGTATATCAGTAGAACAGGAAAGGTAAAAGTGGATGTGGAATTTTGGAGAGAGGTAGATGGAGTAGTTGAAACATTGAATGGAGATGAAAGAAAAGATACCAATAGTGTAATACGAAAGTATTTGGGTAGTTACGAAGATTTTGTTATGACATCATTATCGTTGCAGGGTAACAATTCTTTGTTTATTGATAAATCACAAACAGAACGAAAAGATGTACTTGCCCAATATATGGGTGTAAACATTTTTGATAAGTTGTATGATGTGGTGAGTGAAGAAAACAGAGAGAACGCTGCTCTATTAAAATCTTTTAAGAAAGAAGATTATGGGTTGAAGATTGCAGAACTATCCCAGCAGATGAAAGATGAGATGGGTACATTTGAATACCTGAAACAGGAGAAAGAAACACTTGAGAATGATAAATCTGTAATACAGAAAAAGTTGATGACATTAGAGTCACAGATAAAGAAAACGGTTGAGATTATTGATTTGAAAGATGTAGAAGAACTTCTTTCCTCTAAGAAAAATGATGTTGTTGAGTTAACACAAAAGATGGATAAAATGGTAACTCAATTTACGCGTGTTGATTCAATTGTAACCGATGTAAGGAAGAAGTTAGATACTCCATCTCCATATTCAAAACCGATTGAAGAGGCGTATTCCGATTATAAGAATCTATTGACACAACATGATTCTGCACAAAAGGAAATATCAATTTATAAGAATAAGTTGGAAGTACAAAGAGAAAAACTTGTACATCTTTCTAAACATGAGTATGACCCTAATTGTAAATTTTGTGTAAACAATGTATTCGTACAGGATGCAATTTCTACTAAGCAGATTGTAGAGGATATGGAAAAGACCTTAAACAAAATGCAAGAAGATGCCTACACGATACTTGACCAAACATATAAGTATCCCGATATAGAAGAGGAATATCAATTGCACAAAGATAATGAAAAGGAACTTAACTCTGCAATAACACTTCAAAGTAGAATAAAGGCAGAGATGGCAAGTACTGAATTGAATCTGAAAAAAACCGAAGACATCATAAGGAATTGTGAAACAAAGATTCAAGAGTATCATAGGAACAAGGAGCAGATTGAAATCAATATCAAGACACAAAGTGAAATTGATTCTGTTACTAAGATATTCAAAGCTGTTCAGAAACAATTAAAAGGAATAGATGAGAAAGTACTCCGTTCAAATGGTAAACTATCCGAATTCAAAACAGAAAAAAACAACATAGAAGAAACAATACGAAAGGTAAAAGATTTGGAGGAGCAAAATAAACTTTATGATTACTATTTGGATGCTGTTAAGAGAGATGGGGTATCGTATGAATTAATAAGTAAAACACTCCCAGCTATTGAAGGGGAGATAAATAATATCTTAGGTCAGATAGTAGAGTTTCAAATTAACCTACAGATGGATGGTAAGAATGTAAACGCCTACATGGTATATGGTGATGATAGAAAGTGGCCGTTGGAGTTATGTAGTGGCATGGAGAGATTTATTAGTGGTTTGGCAATTCGTATAGCACTTATAAACATTTGTAATCTCCCAAGACCAAACTTCCTTGTGATTGATGAAGGGTTTGGCACATTAGATGCAGAAAATCTACAATCACTATTTATGGCATTCACCTACCTGAAAACTCAATTTGATTTTGTTGTCATCATATCTCATATTGATTCTATGAGGGATGTTGTGGACAGTCTAATAGAGATTAAAAAAGATAGTGGGTTTAGTTCTGTTCGGTTTTAGCCACAGGTAGAATATTTTTAGGATAGTTGGTTCGTATTCTTTCTTTTATTAAATTGGATACGAACCTACTCATTTTATAACCCCTTTCATCACAAAATTCTTTTAGTTGAGAATGTACCTCCTTGGGTAATTGTAACATAGCATAACTCTCAGATTTACTCTTCTTTATCATTCTTTAGTTTTCTTTAGTATCTACTCCTATAAATATCAAGACTCAGATATTTATATGATATAGATAAGTAATGCCAAGAATACAAAAGAAATCACCACTTCAGAGGTTAAGTACATTTCAGACGTTGGTAGTTGATACTAATCCGAATTCAACATACTTCAAAATATCTGAAATACCTGACCAATTAACTGCGGGAAAGAACGCATTCCTTATAGAAGGAACTCCCTATCTTAGAAAATCAACCGATATTAAAATAGAGGTATTAGATGTTGATGGTAATCCTTTATTTGTAGAACCAGGTGAGGGTATACCAGAATATTATGAAGGATTATCTAAATTGATATCTGTTCATGTTTACGCAAGTACCCCAATAGGTGTTGGAAAAATAACTATATTAGGTGAATTAGAAACTTACATAGATGATGCCGGATTGGAAAAAGAAGTACCGGATGTATGGGAAGATGTATATAATGTAAAGTGGGAGAAAGATATCAAGATAAATAAAAATGTACCTAATGAAACAAGAGTAAGATTTGTACAAAGACCATCTGTTATCATAGAAGAAACAGGTGAAAGTTTTTATTCACGAAATGTAACATCTTCTATACAAACAAATGGAACAGTAAGAGGATTAGCCATAACACCAATTGAAGGAACTGATTTATCTACATGGGGAGGTGGTATACAATATCTAATTCAAAATGAATCTAATGATTTTGTAGATAATGGTAAGCGTATATCAATATCAAACACATCTATTGAAAATGCAGATATTCTTGAGTATGTGACACAAAGAAGTGTTATTGTTCAAGTACCAAATACTTCTAGCCAAAATATAATAACTAATTTCACAAATAACAATTATGAATTAGTATATGAATATGCATCATCTATTGCAGAATCAGATTTGTTTGGTTCTTTTGCTAGATTTGAAGTAAACAGCTTAAAAACATTTGTAGGTGATGTTGAAAGATTAAAAGTTTATGCTAGAAGTAGAGCAACCTCTGCTGATTATTATTTACTACATGATACAAAGATTGATTCATCAAACCTACTGACAGTTGTAGTATCAGGTTCAAGTGAAAATATTGGATACTTTACTTCTTCATATAGTAACAACAAATCGTACACACATTATTGGACAACGCAGAGTTCAGCAAATGTTAGTTTAGATACTCAAGCATTATACAAATCAGTTAAGTTTCAAAACAACAAAATAACAACAAATTTAGGAACTGCAATAAGATTAGAAAGAGGTAGTGAATATACATTAGAATTTTACACTTATTATTCTGGCTCTACAATAAATGATACGGATGCGTTAAAAATATTTTTGACATCTACCTTACGAAGTGGTGTAGGAATTCCTAATTACATAATAACAAGTAGTGTTGCTACTATATACGGAAATAAACTTTATAAAACACCAACAAAGTTATCCTACAACTTTATTCCCGATTCAACAGATTACTGGTCAATAAATTTTGAAGCAGTTAATCCAAATTCAGATACATTTTGGCAGGTTGGAAGTGTCTTATTAGAAGGTAGCAATGAGTTAGGGTATTCACCTGATGAATACACATTTACCGTTCCCATTATTAGACAGATAGAACAAGAAACTTACGATTTTAGATTTGAGTGGTTCGACATAAACAATAACTTTGTTCCAATAACAAATACAGGTACTCAAACATTTGTAAGTGGTAACTTAACATTATTGGGTAAAAACTTATCAGTAGATGCAGATAAACTATTTTTTACTTTCAATGCTAGTTCACAAGCAGATCCTGATAATCAAATCATATCATTAGTTGCAAATAAAGCTAAGTTAGCCGGTAACCTATTAATAACTTCACAGGCATTTGATACAGGAGGTATATACATCTCACCTGCTTCATTTTTAGGAAACCCATATCCGGGTACATTAACATCTACATATGAAGATGCAATTATTTTTTCAGGTTCTTTAATCATAGCTAATTTTACAGGTTCTTTACATGGTGCACCACCCAGTCCTGGTGATGTAATTGTAGATAGAATTCTGTACACATTTACGGAAGCAAATTCAACTCAACCACAAACAAGAAGATTATCCGTTAGTAGAGTACTTACTGGAACAGGTTCAGCTGGTGCAGCAGGGGCGGATGCCAAATCAGTAAGTTTAGTATCAAACATATATGCTATTGCATATGATTCAAATAATAATGAGATTGGTACAAACAATGTATGGTTAACTGCATCTCAACAAAACCATAATGGGGTTGTATATTATGAATTTTTAAAGAACGATGTATCTAAACAAAACACTACATCTCAATATTACAATGTCTTAACTGCCGATAAACCGGCAAGTGCATCACGAGATTCTTGGAAAGTAAACACACGAGAAGGTTCAAGTGGTGGAAGTATAGTAGCGTTTGATACTCTTGATTTATTCGGATTGAAATCAGGAGATAATGGATATACCGTATTTCTAACTAATGCGGCTACTACATTTCCCGCATCCGATACAGGAATAGTTTCATCAGATGTGTTATCAACAGGAACTACCGATGTAGTGTTTTATAAAGGAACTCAAGCATTCACATACGACCAAACTTCACCTTACGATACAAATAGTTATAGAACAGGTTCAATTATATCATCATCTGGTATTACCTATACAACAAGTGTAGTAGGAAGTAATCTAAGAATTACACCAACTGCTATTAATACTAATTTAGGTACACTATTATCAGGTAGTTTAACAATTCCGATTGTAGATAATGATAATACACTTAATTTTATTCTTACATATAACTATTCTGTTGCGAAAGCAGGCAATAGTGGGTCTAACGCATTATCTATAGTTGTAAATCCATCAACTCAGATTGTATCCAAGAGTGTAGCGGGTACATATAAATCACCCGTAACTTTTAGTATACAAGTATTTGAAACGGGTTCACCTTTATTGTATACTGGCTCAGATAATACATTACAGAATGGTTACTTTACAATTTTTGCAGGTACACCCACATCTATGGGAACACTTGTTCCTGCAACAGGTTCACTAAGTGCATCAATAATACCTCCGAATGTAACAACTGATTCGGGAACAACATCATCTTTTGCAGTTCGTTACCGAGATTCAAAAGGTAATCTTTCTTCATTTATTTCTCAATCACATTTTGTAGGAGTGGTATTTGATGGAAGAGATGGAGCATCGGGTTCAAACGCAGTTAGTATAGAATTGATTCCTACTACACAAACCGTAACCGCAAGTTTGGCACTAGGAACATATTCTACTGCATCTCAATTTAATGTTCGCGTTTATGAGACTGGTTCATTAATGCGATATACCACCACTCAACCTCCAACTACAAGAGGAACTTGGACAATTTACATGAGTGGGATTGGTAGTAACGGAACAAACAATTCATTAAATAATGAAACGAGTGGAACTATTACACCACCATTAGTAACTGCTATACGACCACACACATCATCATTTGCAGTACAATACCTTGATTCAAAAGGAAATTTATCTGCGTTTGTATCTCAATCTCATGTAGTAAATGTAGTATCCGTTGGTCAAACAGGGCCTGGTATCGTATTTACCGGCCCATGGTCATCAAGTAGAACATATCAGTATAGTGAAGGTTCAGCAAACGGAAGAAGAGATGCTGTGATATCCGGCTCTTCAAATCGTTATTATGCTACTAAACAACAACACATTGCCGATTCAACTAATTATCCAGGATTTGGAGTTGGAGAAACTAATAGTAATGCATTTTGGGAATATCTTGGAACTGAAGATGCCTTTGTTGCAGCTAAGATTGCGATATTCAAAGAATCTTATGTTCAAAATACACTTAATGTAGGAACAACAAATTATGAACAAGGATTTAGTAAAGCAAATATAACTATAGCAGGTGGTACAGAATACCCTTACATATCAATTGGTCAAACTCCATCTACAGGGTACAACAATAATGGAATATGGTTAGGAAATGATTCGGGAATTTTTAGAATGTCACTAACCTCAGGTTCAACTAATTTCCTAAGATGGACAGGTACTACATTAGAAATAGCAGGTTCTATAAATGTAACAGGTGGCGATGCGGCAACTCAAACATTTTCACAAACTGCTGCTAATAATGTTAACACATCAGCATCTGCATACTCTAATAATGTAAATAGTTCAGCATCTTTATATTCATCAAATGTAAATAGTTCAGCATCTTTATA